ATTCCTGAAATCAAGTTGAACAGTTTCGCCATAATTAACAGAATTCATTTGTTTTAAGCAGTCTAATAGGTGGCTGGTATTTGCATTTAATCCAAAACCAACCCTTCCCTTAAATTTTATGCACGTTCGGGGTGCGAACGGATTAAACTTCGTATTTTTTTTAATTTTTGGTCTATGCGACATATATTCTCTTACCCTTTATCATAAAATAATATGAGCAACACTTTGCTGTTTGGCATATAGTAGCAATTTTTGCAACAATCATCAATATTTGACATATTATTAGGAATTTCCTTATATATATAAATTTACAATAAAGAATGTCGAAATCAGGCTTACGGGGTAATGTAGCTGGTGTTGCGGGGCCAGATATACACTTACCGCTTTGTCTTCACACGAGTTACAACTTTGTAGACATGTTGCAAAGAAACCCACCCCCCTTATATATAAATTCAGATTTTTAGATTATTATAATTTTTCTGTTTTTACGTTTTATAAAAACTCTCCACAAATGGGTATATTTATTTAAAAATATGCAACATTTACCATTTAATAATATAAGTAGTATAAATAATAATGATTTATGTGTTTGTAGAAAGTGTATACTTCTTGTTGCAGATTATTACAAGTAAACATGATACTTTGTAAGTTAATAATTTATATACCTGAAAGCGTTGCAAAATTTCGCAACAAACTATCATACTGTAAACGTAATAAACTTTTTTGCATACTCAAGGCGGGTTTTGTGGTAATTGTGTTTATATTCGGTAAAAACAGGAGTAATAATGGCAGAGCCGATAAAACTTCACATATCTGGTCAAAACTTTCAGGAATTCAGAGACTCGCTCGATGATTTTGCAAAAAATCAATTACCGTTTGCCGTGAGCAAAGCACTGACTCAATCTGCAGTTGACGCTCGCAATTATACACGAGACCAAATGCGGAATATTTTTGACCGGCCAAGATCATTCACACTCAACTCAATGCTCATCAGCTCCGCAACAAAGACAAAGCTTGAAGCCCGCGTCTATTACGATATGTGGGCGAGCAAGGGCACACCTGCCGGGGAATATCTATCTCCCAACGCATTCGGCACTACACGCCCCGCAAAACGCAGCGAACAACTACTGCGCAGTAGGGGCGTATTGAAATCAAATGAGTTTATTATTCCGTCAGCAGCAGCCCCACAGGACAAATATGGCAACGTCAGAACGAGTGAGATAATAAAAATCCTATCAGCTCTGCAGGCTGCATTTGATACAACGACATGGTCAAAAAAGAAAGGGCGTGTCAAGTCGGGTGCGGAGTATTTCGTATCATACTCACTGTCGGGCACTCGTCGCATAAATGCTCAGACAAAGAAGGGTAAGGCAATCTATCGCAAAACATCATCAGGTGTTCAACCTATGTTTTTTGTAACAGATCAACCACCGCAATACGAAGCAATATTCAATTTCGAAGAGCTTGTATCATCACGCTTTCGAGCAGTGATCAACAGCAATTTTAATGGGGCATTTGCATATGCAATGAGCACAGCAAAGCTTAAAAAGTAGAGAACAACTATGATCATAGCGCACCAAGTACCGGCAGAAAAAATAGGTTCTTCCAGAGGAGTTTCGGATGGGGTCACATTCGAAGCCATCTATCGCGGTAGTCACAGTTGTCACCCGGAGTTGTCACCCCGGAAAACCGCCAGTTTTTTTAGGAAAAATACAGGCATAATTTCATTAAAATCATATAGTTAGAAAATTGAATAGTAAGGATCAGTGGATACAATGGCTCTTCTTTCACTACGAAAATATGCAGAACACCGGGGTGTTTCACTTGCCGCAGTTCAAAAAGCAATCGCGGCAGGGCGCATATTAGTTGCAAAGGAAGAACCGCAGGGATCAAAGATTTTAAAATTTATTGATCCAGTGTTAGCTGATCGAATGTGGAATGAAAGAACTGATCCTCAGCAGCAACGTGTCGCAACCCGCAGAGAAATGGGGCGTGAAGCAGCATCAGACAAACCAACTGATAGTATTCCAATCAGTTTATTTCCTGATATGCAATCTCAAGAGGTGGATCCACCGGTACAAGGAAAAAATTCTCAGGGTACGTATGGTGATGCATATAATAAGGCGCGTTCTGTAAAGGAAGAGTATAACGCCAAAATCGCTGAGATAGAATACAATGAACGCCTGGGAAATCTCGTTGATAAGAATGAACTGGCACGTGAGTTGTTCAATGTAACAGCCAGTATTCAGCAAAACCTATTGAACATTCCCCTGCAAATAGCATCAATAATTCATGCCCGATGCATGGCCCATATCGATGAAATAAAAACCAATCCAACCGCTATTCTCGATGTAAAAGAAATTGAGGATATTATCAGCGGTGAAATAAAACTTTCACTGGAGGGTATTGCAAATGCAATCGACACTGCAATCACCTGAACCATCTGTAAAGTTTTGCGTAAAAAGTTTTTTAGAGGGTTTCCGCCCTCCTCCGGATGAAACGATCGATGAATGGGCTGACAAAAATAGAGTGTTATCATCAAAATCATCAGGAGAGCCAGGCAAGTGGCGAACATCCCGAGTACCATACACCCGGGAAATCTGTCAAGAACTGTCCACGCAGTCACACGCTGATGCTGTTGTGTGGCAAAAAGGTACGCAAGTCGCGGCAACTGAAGTAGGGATCAATTTTATTCTGAGCACAATTGATCGGTCTCCGGGACCAATCATGGCACTATACCCGACAATCGACATGGGTAAAAAGTATAGCCGGGTGCGGTTACAGCCTGCAATTGACGCATGTAAATCATTGTTGACAAAAATAAAGGACAACCGCAGCCGGGATAGCGGAAACACTATCCTGCAAAAGGATTTCCCAGGCGGCACCCTAATAATTGCCGGAGCAAACAGTGCTGCCGGACTGCGCTCCATGCCAATGCGCTTCGGGCACTTTGACGAGATAGATAACTATCCTGACAATGTTGACGGTGAAGGAGATCCGCTGTATCTTGCAGAGAAGCGGGCAACAAACTTCTCCCGCAAAAAATTATTCTATACATCAAGTCCAACAATTAAAAATCTTTCACGCATTGGTAAAAAATTCCGTGAGTCGGATCAACGGTACTATTATGTGCCCTGCCCGCATTGTAAAAAACCACAGTTGATAAAGTGGGAAAATATAAAATACGAGAATGATAATCCCGAAACTGCTCATTTACAGTGTATACATTGTAATGCAAAAATTGAGGAATATCATAAAACATGGATGTTAGAACATGGGCAGTGGATAAAACATAATCCCAAGTCAAGGATTCCCGGATTCCACTTATCTGTTTTGTATTCTCCTCTTGGCTGGTATAGCTGGAAACAAGCAGTGAGAGAACATCTTGAATCCATTGGTGATCCACTTCTCAGACAGGTATGGGTAAATACTGTTCTTGGTGAGGAATGGGATGATGACATTCGGTCAACGGTTGATACGCATGTTCTGCAAGCTCGCTGTGAAAAATACAACGCACCAGTGCCGAAGGGTGTGGTGTTTCTTACAGCAGGCGGTGATGTGCAGGATGACAGAATAGAAATATCACTATATGGCTGGGGTGCGAAATACGAACACTGGTTGATTGATCATGCTGTATTTTTCGGCCCCCCGGATCATGAAGAGGTCTGGGAAGAGGTTGACAATTATCTATCACAGCGCTGGACACATGAAACCGGTGTATCAATGGGGATCGCCTGGACGTGCATTGACTCACAGGGACATAATACAGACTACGTATACGAATTCTGCAGAAAGAGATTTCGGCGCAAGATTTTTGCAATTAAAGGTATGCCGGGTGCAGGAAAAGCAGTTGTGCATTCGATCCGCAAAAACAAAAAGAATAAGTTATATCTGATCCTGATCGGAACACACCAGGCAAAAGATTATCTCTACTCGCAATTAAAAATAAGTTCGCCTGGTCCCGGATATATACATTTTCCCGCAGGTGTTTCAGCTCAATTCTTTGAACAACTGACTGCAGAAAAAAAGAAATACAAACGGGAGGGTGGTAAGCAGATATCGTTTTATGAGTTACCATCAGGTAGACGCAATGAAACACTGGATTGCTATGTATATGCTCTTGGTGCACTAAAAATGTCAAAGGTTGATTTAAACGGGTTAGCAGCAAAAGGTATTGTCTTTAAAGCGGATTATTCACGGCCTGTTAATTTACACAATACTGCAAAATAATTGTTAAATGGAGGATCTATGTCAACAACATCACTCGCAGCAGCAAATGAAATGGTAGAATTGTACATTCTGGCAGAGAAAAATGTATTATCCGGACAGTCCGTTACGGTAGCGGGAAAATCTTTTACGTATGCAAATATTGCAGAGATACGAGCCGGTCGTCAGGAATGGGAAAAAGTGGCTTCACGTTTATCAAACAACAGGCGTGGGCCCACAGTTTCAAGGATAATCCCATTAGATTGAAATGATATATATAATGTTTACAGTATGTATATCATTTTGTTAAGTATAGCGCGGTACAATGCGGTACAGCGCGGTACAAAGTACATGGTTGCTTTATGTTTATATTGTTATTATGCGCAAGCAATCATGTATAGTAGATCAATATGGACGCAGTTACGCGTCCACCGGATACATCTCCTCGGCCTCTTC